TTTGTTGCTCAATCCATATTCAACACCGTATTTTTTATAATTGGTCTGTTTTATTTTGCTTATAGTTTGTGGATCAAATTGAGCACATACATTACTACATGTTCTTGAATATCCACTTGTATATGTTAAAAAATTAGGTACATTGTTACAATTAGGATTATTGCACTTATACAAACTAAATTTTTCATTTACTATATGCCATATTTTTTGCGGAAATGTTGAATCATTTAAAAAATTAGTTTCTAATAAGATTTTATCATACACATCAATATGTTTGTTTTTAATAAACCATTCTTTTTTACATCTTTTAGATACAAGTTTTTTATTTGAAATTAAATTATTCTCTATCCAGTTTTTAATCATATAGCGTTTGTGTTTGTATATAATTACATATAAATACAAAAAATAAAACACATTTAATTTGTGTTTTATTAATATAATTATTTAATTTCGCCTAAAATGTCTCTGATAATATTCTCAACATTTTCCCATTTATTTGTTTCAGGATTCTTAACAATATTTTCTTGTAAAGATTGTTGATCTTTTGGATATAAAAAAGCACCTCTAGTTGATGGATTGCTTACGAAGTCAAATGCAATCAGTTCAAAGTCATCTTGAACTTCATCAGCAGATTCATAAACATTTTTCTTTACACTACCCATTCCTCTAGAACTGATACCTAATCTAATTCCAGATGCAAATAATTCTTTTAGAATGTTACCGCTTGGTGTTGGTAATACTTCTACTTCACCAATCAAATCATCACCGTCCCACATTATTTTTGTTACGTTATGACTTACATTCTTTAAATTTACAACACTGCTTTCTGGATGATCTAATTCACCTAAAGCTCTACGTTCTTTTATGAAGTTTTCATTGTATTTATTTGATTCACGTTCCAAAATTTCTTTTGGATAAATTCTACCATTTTGATTTTTTGCGCCAGCTCTTTGTAAAATTCCTTTTACAATAAATGGACCACCTTTTGACATGGCTTCATTTATTACATCTTTTGAAATATCAAATGTGATACAATCTACTATTAGTTTTCTTTCCATATTACAATCCCTTTGTTGCAGTGTTTTGTGGTGGTTGAACTGGTTTAGGCGCAGCTGGTTGTGTTTGTTTTTTAGATTTAGATGGTTGAGCTTGTCCAACAATCTTTATGATATATGGAGCAGTCAAATGGAAATCACTTTCCTTTTGTTTGTTTTGTTCTCTACCAGTAATTACAACAACGTACTTTTGATACCAAAATTCAATTTTGACATCCGCAACATTAACAACATATTCTCTTTCAGGTTGACCAAAACCTTTTGCGGCTCTAACCAATCTTACTTGTTTGTTTGAAATTTTTTGCAAAATTTTGCTTTGAAAATTATTTTTTGCTTGTTCTGTTGAATTAGAAACTTTAGTTTCAAAGTCATCTAAATCAAACTTAACATTAAATGTACTAGAATCACCTTCACCGTCTGATGGTGCAGTTGGTTGTTTTTCTGCAGCTGGAGCAGGTGCTGGTAATTTTTGTGCAGGTGCAGGTGCTTTTGGAGCAGCTGCGGGAGCTTGTGTAGGTGGTTGTGTACCTTTTTGTGGTGGTACATCACCTTCTGCTTCAAATATAAGTTTTTTAAGACTAATATTCATATTATTTCTTTTTGCTTGTACCTGGCTTGTAACCCAATTGTTTTTCACCAGTAGCAATCAAATTGTCATAATGTTCTGTATCTTTTTTGTCTTTTTTTGCGGATGCAATGGCACGTCTCTTATGTAGAACATAAAGATCATCTGACTTTACTCCCTTACTTGTTGGACCTGTAACTACGTCAGGTGTTTTTTCTTTACCTACTGGTACTAGTGGTTTATCTTTCTTTTCACCCTTCTTTTCTGCTATTGTATATCCAGGAAGAGATTTTGTAGCTAAATCAGTGCGACCTTTAGGATTTTTGCTTACCCAATTAGGTACAGCAGTAGCACCAACTCCAGGAGTTGCACTGATTTCATCCATTACTTGTTTTACCAATTCTTTCAAGGCTTTTTTGAAATCACCAACGATTAGTTTTTTCTTATTTTTACTCATAGTATTAAAGTTTATTTTTGATTTCTTTTAGAAGTTCATATGAAAGTAACAAAACCATGATTTGGTTATCTTTTACATTTGAAGAAGGTTTTACGTTATTCAATTGTTTAACTACTTCAGTGATTTTAATCTTGATAATATCATTATCAATTTTTACTAAGCAGTCTGTTAGTTGTGATTTAACATTTTCAATTTCACTGGTAATTAATTTATTAAGTGAATTTGTATTTGATATGTTATTTATATATTCTTTTAACAAATTCTTTTGATTTGTATCTAGACCTTTATATTTTTCATTTAGGCTTTCAATCAAAAGTTTATAACTTAATAAACGTATTTCTTCACTTTGTTGTTTATAAATATTTATTAAGTTATCTTCAGATTCATTAATTGGCTTCTTTTTACCACATAAATTTTCAGTGATAACTGTTCTGGACTGAATAATTTCATTCATGTCAAACTTAACTTTGTCATTTACATGATCTTCAAATAATTTGTAAATAGAAGCAAATGTCTTATAATTTTTTAGATTTGACTTCAACAAATCTTCAATAGGATAAATTTCCTTTATTTCTTTGATTAAATTATATTTTTCTTGAACTAACTTTTTATCATCAATTTTTTCTCTTTGTTTCAAGATAATGTTGATGTATTTTTCAGCTTGTACTTCATCTTTTGCTTTTTCATTTAATAAAAAGCTATACAATTGCCATTCTCTTCCTAATTCTTTATTTTCTTTAAAGTATTTAAAAAGAAGAGTTTTAGCAATTGATTCGTCCTTACCGGAAAGGATATCAGCCGTAATTTGTCTGGTGAGCAGTTCAAAAAGAATGCCTGTATTTCTAAATTTAGAGTGCTTAGCTTTAGCTATTTGCATATATTCTTTTTCTAGTTATTTTATAAATATAGTTAATTTTATGTAAAAATCATTTTATATACAATATTTATGGATTCTTTCAATGGTTTTATAGTATATTACTTTCATCCAAGTAACTTGGTTTGTTTTGTGATTTAAATTCTTTCAACAATTCTTTATTTTCAGACTTATAATCCTTTAGATATGAGTCAAATCTTTCAAGACTTAATGGAGAATCATTTTTAAATTTATGTCCAACAGTATTATTAACTTTTCTGTTGTTTTCTAAGCTACCAAGAATATCTTCTCCAAATGGATAATCACTTGCTTTTTTCTTTCCTTTTTGTGAAGGACGTTCATATTCTGCTAGTTTCTTTGGAGCTTCTTCAGGTTCAGGTGCGCCACCTGCTGGACTAGGTTCAGGACCAGAACCACCAATTCCACCTTCAGGTGATCCTTCAGAACCACCTTCTTCTGGTTTAATTTTATTAAACGGTTTAGCTGGATCAATACCTTCTTCTTCAATTTGTTTAAATCTATAATTTTGTTTGGCATCATCAACAATATCATTTTTCTGTTCATCAACGTCATCATTGGAAATTTTAAATACATTATTGTAGATCCATTTTCTACTAAATAACTTATTTTCTACCATATCTTTAGCAACTGCTACTTTATCACTCCAAATTGCAATCTTTTCTTTTTCAAAAATTACAGATGGATTTGTCAATTCTAAACTAAAATTAACAAGTGATGCATCTTTATATCCTTGTGCATATAAATGAATAATAGCAATCTTAGTTAATTCACTTACTAATATTCTTTGTACTCTATTAACTGTTTTTGCAAATCTTATATCTTCACTTGCAAGTGTTGCTTTACCACTCAAATCTTCTTCATAACCCAAAAATGCTTTTGGAATCTTTAATGCGGCTAACATCTTATTTCTCAAGTATTGAATGTCATCAATACCAGTAAATTCCATACCACTCAATGGTTCAATACTAGTACCACTGTCACTACCACGGACAGGTAGATAAAAGTCTTCTACCATGTTTTGTAAATTAAATTTTAAATTATAATCACCTGTCTTTTCATCAATATATGGAACCTTTTTCATCTTATCCATCAACTTCTGCATATATTGATCAACTTCTTGTGGTGGAATGTTACCAACGTCAACCTTAAATACTCTCTTTTCAGGAGCACGCATTACACGGTGAATTAACATTGCGTCTTCCATCAATGATAATTGTTTCCATACTCTTCTAGCACCCTCAACAATACTTTTACCATACGGTAAAAAGTTACTGTCACTTAACATTCTAAAATGTGCAATTTGATAATTTTCAAGTTCTTCAATTTTACCACCTTCAGGTAAATTAACTTGAAACTTTGTATAATTTTTATTATTTAAATCACTGTTTTCTACACGACTAACACTATAAGAACTTAGTGGTTCAACAAAGTATACACCATACTCAGGACTAATGTATAATTTCAAATAAAAATCACCATACTTAACTAAATTTCTAGTCCAACTCCACATATTAAACTCAAT